TTCCTGAACGAGGTGCTGTAATGGCTGGTCAGAATGTACGGATGATGCAGCGGATCGTCGTGGACGGCATCCCGCTGCAGCGTGAAATCACGTCGTGGGAATGCCCCCCACCGAAGGAGAAAGCCGGCGATATTGCGGGCAGCTTCATCGGCGGTGATGTGAGAACGGGTATCGAAAAGATGACCGCCAAGATCGTGGGCAAGGGCATCACCCCCTTCATCTTGAAGATGACGGGCCGCGCTGCCGGGTCCACCGTCACGGTGATCGTAAACGAGTCCTGGGAAGACGAGGATGGCGTGACCACCGCAATTCAGGAGTTCTGGACCGGTCGCATCGCCACCCGCGACCGCTCTGCGGGCACGGTCAGCGAGATGCCGGAAGACACCCTAAATCTCAGCCTCGACGAGTCCCGCCGCATCGTCAACGGTATTCAGGAGTGGCACGTCAGCCGCAAGGCCTCCATTTGCGATCTCGGCAATGGTGACCTGCTGGCCAAGCACCGCGCCAACGTTGGCATGTTCTAACCTCCGACGTAGGGTGGGGCCACTGGCCCCGCCCCATTCGCTCCCTCTTCACAGCCCCCATAATGGGGGCTTTTTATTGCGAGACCCCCATGACCAAACCCTACACCAAGACCCACATCCTGCGCTGGCCAGCGGCTGGCCTGACCGAGGTCACCGTCAGTACCGTCACCATCGGTCAGATGCGCAAGCTGCGGGCTCAGTTCCACATGGATGATAAAGACGAGTCGAAGTGGGACCCCCACAGCTTCGGCGTTGCCCTCTTTAAAGCGACCACGGGCCTCGATGATGACCAGCGCGGGGCGCTAACCAAGCCGGATCTCAACTCGTTGACCCTGATCATCCATGACCTGGTGATGAATCCGAGCCATCAGTTGGTCGAGCAGCCGGGTTTCTCCGCTGATGTGTTCCCTCTACTGGTGCCGGTAGTCGATGTGATGCGTGGCCAAGAGCCCATTCAGATGCTGACCATGGTGCCGCCGACCGTGCGTCTGACCGACTCCCTGCGCACCCTCGGCCTGTTTGAGCAGGCCCGCGAGCTGGTCGCGGTCTGCACCGATATCCAGCCGATCACAGTGGATGCGTTGCATATGCCTGACTGGGTTGCCCTTGAGGCGCGGGTGATCGATTTTTTGGCCGAAACAGCGGACTTCTTTCCCCAGGCGACATCGAACGCCTGATAGATGTAGTGCCGCTGGTGTACTCGGTATCGACCGAGGAGATCATGGGATGGCGGGTGCCTGCCGCCCTGCGCCGTTATGAACTGGCGCTGGCCAGGCTCGGGGTGAAGAAGCATGGCTGACAAAAAGTATTCGGTGACGCTCTCTGCCAAGGAGCAGGTGAGCACCGCCTTTGATTCTGTCGGGGCGGCCTCATCCAGGCTGCGCAAAGAGGTCGATGAGACCAACAAGCAAATCAAGCAGCTGGGCGACACCAGCAAACGCTCTGCTGACTTCGGCACCCTGCGTCGGGAGATGGAAGGCACCAAGGGCGCCTTATCAGGAGCGAGGGCGGAGGCGGCCAGTGCAGCAGGCGCTATCAAGACGCTGACGACCCAGCAGGCGGCCTACAAGAAGGAGCTGCAGGCGGCTGAGCGCCAGCTTGAGAAGATGAAGGGCTTCGTGGGGCCGACCACACCTGCCCAGCAGGAGGCGATAGCCGCCACCACCAAGAAGATCGGCGATCTCAAGGCGGCCTATGCTGGCGCTGGCAAAGAGATCAAGGAGGCTGAGAAGGCCCAGAAGGCGGCGACCGGTGAAACCAAGCGGCTGACCGACACCCTCGGCAGCCAGGGTCGCCGGTTGGGCTCGTTGACCAACGATCTGAGCAAGGCAGGGATCAACACCAAGGCCCTCGGCGCCGAGCAGTTGCGGCTCAAGCGTGACACCGAGCTGGCCACGGCCGCGATGGAGCGCCAGCAGAAGCGGCTGGCCACCATTGGCGATGCGCAGGCCAAGATGGCCGCCAACAGACAGACCCGCAAGGATATGCCAGGCGAACTGCTGGGGCTGGCTGCCGCCAGTGCTCCTGCTATCTATGCCGCCAAGAAAGCCGTGGACTATGAGTCAGCCTTTGCCGGGGTGACCAAGGTCGTCAACTTCAAGAACGACAGCGAACGTGATGCCACTCGCGCCAGCATGATGGAGCTGGCCGGCCAGCTCGGGGTCGACCAGGTCGGCATGACCAACATCGTCGCGGCAGCGGGTGAGGCGGGGATCGGCAAGCGCAAGGATGGCACCACCGACACCAAGGAGCTGCTGCGCTTTGCTGGTGATGCATCGAAGATGTCGGTGGCCATGGACATGACGGCCGAGGAGGCCGGCAGTACCCTGGCCAAGTGGCGCTCTGCGATGGGGATGGATCAGGATCAGGCCATGCGCCTGGCAGATTACTCCAACGCTATCTCCAACGAGATGGCGGCCAAGCCGGCCGAGGTAGCGCGGGTGATGCTGCGCCAGGGGGCGACGACCATGAAGGCCGGGTTCACCGACCGTCAGGCCGCCGCCTTGGCTGCGTCGCTCATTGCCGGGGGTGAGGGTGAGGAAACCACCGCCACGGCGATGAAGAACATCACAGGGCGCTTGAACAAGTCGTTCGCGGCCACCAAGGCCCAGAAAGAGACGCTGGCCATGCTCGGCTTCGACCCTATGGTCCTGGCGAAAGACATGCAGCGCGACGCGGGCGGCACCCTGTTCAAGGTGCTGGGCAAGATAGGCAAGCAGGACAAGGACAAGCAGGCCGCTGTCATCAGCCAGCTGTTCGGCGAGGAGGTGGTGGGGGCTGTCAGCAAGCTAACAGCCAACACCGACCTGCTGCGCCAGGCAATGAAGCTGGCCGGTGATGAGGCGGCCTATGCCGGCTCGATGGAGGCTGAGTATCAGAACAAGGCCAAGACCCGGCAGGCGATGCTGGATCGGGCCGGTGCCAACTTCGACCGGCTGGTGATCAACCTCGGCGACCTGTTCCTGCCGTTGATGGATCAGGTGGTCCAGCCGCTATCAGAGCTGGCCGCCTCTGGCGCCAAGCTGATGGAAACCTCCGAGGCGGCGCGGGAGACGGCGGGTTGGCTGGTGAAGGCTGGCGCGGGTCTGCTGGCGATGAAGGCGGGGATCATCGTATTCAAAGGCGTGAAGTCCATCTTCAGCGACCTGTTCCAGGCTGGCCGGATCATGAAGGCTAAGCTGGGCGGGCAGGCAGATCAGACGGCCCGCTCTGGCAATGCTGCTGCCCGTGCCCTGGCAGCGGTGAACCGCCAACTGGATCGCATGGGTGGGGCCGGTGGCCCCACGGGCGGCAGAGGTGGTCGGGGCGGCGGTAGGGCTCGTCGCCCATCGCGCCTCGGGGCACTGCGTGAGGCAGAGGAGCGACTCGCCGGGGCCGGCCGCGCCCGTGGCCGAGGGCTGACCCGTCGGGGTGGTGGCCTGCTCGGTCTGCTCGGGGTAGGGGCTGGCCTGACGATGCTGCCCAAGGGCGCGGAAGCCTCTGAACTGGTCGGTGACGTGGCTAACCTGGGCGGTGATACCGCCTCGGTGTTGGCGTCAGCCGGCAAGACGGTCGGCCATGTTGCCGGCAAGGTGATCCGTCCTCTCGGCATGATCTCGGCGGGCAGTGAGCTGTATGGCGCAGCCATGACCGGTAATGCCTCGGCCATTGGCGGGGCTGCCGGGGATCTCGTCGGCGGGGCCGGGGGTATGTGGGCAGGTGCGGCGGCGGGTGCGGCGCTTGGCTCGGTGGTGCCGGTCATCGGCACTGCAGTGGGTGCCGCCGTCGGCGGTGCCCTCGGGAGCTGGGGCGGTGGCGAGCTTGGCAACATCCTCGGCGAGCAGATCGGCAAGTGGTTCGCGACCGACAAGACGGCGCTGGCCAGCGGTGCGGATCCGGTCAAAGAGGTGATCAAGCAGGAGACCAAGAAGACCGAGGTGTCGAACAAGTTCGACATCAAGTTCGATGTGAAGGCCAGCGGGGATCCCGAACAGGACAACGCCCTAGTGACCAAGATCCAACAGGCCATGTCGAGCCTCCTGCCCTCTTTGCTGACCAGCAGCCTGTCGCTGGACACACGCACCGATGCTAGCCTGGCTGGCTTGGGGAGTGACTGATGAAGTTTCCAATCTCGTTGTTGGCCAGCCTTGGGGCTGGCTTTTTTCTGAATCAGGCCCAGG